GCTGTTTTGATGAGGGTCAGACTTCATTTTCTTTTTTGAATCAAAGAAAGGAATGACGGAGCCTCCTTGTGAATGTATTGGTGTTACTTTAACAAGATTGACAGACCTCGTGACCCGGCAATAGGAATTGAACTCAACTAGATTTCTGTTGAGATCATCTATGAGACTTAAGGCAAAAAAGTGATCTTTTAAAAGAAATGAATAGTCTAACATAAACTGGATTAAAGATTGCTTCAAGGTGAATGTTATCCTATTGTCATTCAGCTCCAGATCATCCAACATGTCTCTCGCCTTTTCTCTTATGACTTTTGCACTGGCTTCGTCAACTACAGCACTTCTTAAATTAAGTCTCTTCAGATTGTAGATGATGTGCATTGCTTCCTTATCCGTCATTCTTCTCAATTCCAGAGCTGATAATCCTTTGTTTCCCACATCTTCTCTTTTTTCAAATATTTTTGTCAGCCAGGGAGGAAGACAGTCATATCTAACCAAATCTGGCTCAATTAGCCTCAGAACGGTGTCAAAGTCTTCAAACAAAAAAATCCTCCCCAAATCTGATTGCTTTTTATTCAGATCAAAAATTGCATTGTTTATTTCAATATGGGTATAAGGGTAAACTTTCAGGTCGATCCAGTTCTCATCGAAAATTACTCCAGCTCTCTCACACTCTATTCTTTTTTCTTGATCAATCTTTCGTAAGTCTTCAATAAAGCCTCTCATTCGGTGATCATGGGATATGTCTGTGTACCGTAAAGACACAAGATCTATCATTAATCCAGATTGACTGTACTCTTTACTGATGAAATTTAAGACCAAATCTGTTATCACTTCAGATATTGCATTTTCTGGATTCGGTAACTTGAAAATTTCCTCTGCGACTTGAGCCAGCTCTTCCACGACTTCCTCTTGCTGCTTGGATTTTTGCAAAGACTGTCTTATTCTAGCCTTGAGATAACTATTCAGACCAACTGACGGACATAAGATTAAAGAATCTGCTGGAATTTTAAGATAAGAATGGCAAGAAGAACTAGTTCTGTGATTGCAGTAGTGTATTTCGGATGAGACCACATCAACCTCCAGGAACTGTTTAAATATCTTAAGGAAAGAGTAAGCTGCTTTTTTCATCTCTTTATCACTTGGCCTGCTGTTATTAAGGCTATTGCCAGGTTCTTCCAGTTTTTTTCCTTCAGGATCGATAGAGAGGATCATCTTTGAAAGTTCTCTAAGAGTCAAATCTTCTTTACTATTCACTATAAAATAAATGTCAGAAAGATTTGCAAACAAGACTGAAGACATAGTGTTGAACTCATTGATTTCTTTTTCAGAGCAGTTTTTGAACTTCAACTTTTTTAAGAAAACAGAGTTTTCTTTTTCAAATTCTGACTCAGACGTTATTTTCTCAATATTACCAGCCAACCTAGGAAAGCTATTCCAGAGATTGAATCTGCTTCTTAAATCTTTATGTGTAACTGTTATTATTGAGAAATAATAGCTTAATTTTTCCACTACATGATAATGAAGGAATCTTAGATTAATGCTTGGGTCTCCTTTAAGATATTCAAAATTTTCTTCCTGAGTCGCATGGGACCTAATTTTGACTATCATATGGTTTTCTTCAGCTGAGTAAGACATACTCAAAACCCTATGACTGTTAGTCTTCATCAGATGTTTGTAATCTATTCTTAAGCTCTGAAGTAGTTCTTCTTCAATAACTCTCACCTGAATCTTCTTTCTAAAAGATAATTCCGCAATGTGTTTCTGCTCTGTTGAAAAACCTCCGTCCGCATCTTCTTGAACAAAAGTTTTGAACCTTTCCGATCCTTTGGAGAAAGTCCAGATGTAATATTTATAATCATCATCCTCCGAAATTAAATCAAAGGCTGTTATTCTAGGCTCTATGTCTTTTTGAATGAGATAACTAAAAATCAATCTTGTCATATTCTCTTTGCTCTCCTCAATCAAGTCATCTAAATCATCAATATCTATTTCGTTTAGCAAATATCCTCTGGTTTTACTTAAAACTTTGGATATATCCTCGCCAGACATGATTTTGGATTCATTATCTGACCAGTCCTTGATCAAAATTCTTATAGCTTCAGAATAAAAATGCTTTGTGTTTTTTCTTCCTGTGTTTATCAAAGAAGTTGGTATTATGCTCTTAAAATTCAAAAATTTGTTTGTATATCTGCTCAACCAAGGAGGCATGAGTTTGTTGGTATTGCTCAGCAATCTGAGATCAGAGGTTTCTCGATGCGATATGAAGTTGAGCGTTAGGTTGGTCTTGGCTCTTGATAATCTTTTCAAATCATCCCATCTGTAGCCCATGCCTTCTAAGAACCAAATATTCCTTTCACCATTTATATCCAAGAAGAATTTCAAGTTTCTTAAGTCTTTTTCATATTTAAGTTTCTTTGAAGGGTCAGAAAAATACAATTCTCTATTGCTAACCAAAGTCCAGACATCACCAAAATCTGAGTCGCCAAATCCTTCTATTATAAGATTATTCCTGTTAGGGAAGCCAGATAAATCCAAATGGTCTCTTTCTTCAACTTCATTTATGTCTAGCAGATCTCGCACAATGGCACTAGCCACAGATTTGCTGCCTCCTATTAGCTCATCCATATGAATAGATCTGACATCCGAGTCCTCTGCAAATTTTTCTTCTCGGATTTCTTTTGAACTATAGTTTTTTCTTTCTTTATCTTTCATTCGCCTTTCAGAG